AGTTGCACCCGAACCAACGAGACGTGGGTAGCGGCGGAATCCCGTGTAATGCAATGTGGTCGGTCTTATTCGACTATGCCAAACCAGGGGGCCCTCCTCCAGCAATCTTGAATAGCCGTATTCAACGGGAATGGGTACCGGAAGGTTGGAGCGAGCAAGATAAGGCGGATAATCAAGCGATCATTCAGTTAATGGATAGTAAGGCACCGTCTGAGAAGTATATCTTGGCGTTCGAGGTTCAGTCAGCATGCCTTTTGTGGGAGCTTGGAGTTGATGAGTTCGATACCCCACAGAAATTCAGGTTGCGTATAGGGATACCTCCAGCCCCATGATTTTTTTATTGATCATTTTACTGCTATCTGTAGTTCCTGCATGGGCATTTGACGCGGCAGTTGTTCGCGTTCCCCTCAATACCACTACCGGGCTTCAAAATATCAACTTTGGTGACTTTGGTGAGAATTGTACGGCTACACCCTGTGCGGCGGTTTTCATTGTGACCACAGGCATATCCGACAACATCCTTGCTGCCGATGCGATGATGTCTCTGGGTTTCACAGACGGGAGCTCTCAGAGAGTGGTCGCGGTTCACGACAATGATGTCACCATCCCAACTGATGGCATGCGAGAGACGCGGACCGATCGCGTGCTCGAGACCTTGGAGACGACGGGCGTTACCGGGGCAGCGAGCTTTTACGACTGGCAGTCGAATGGCCTGCGTTTAGACGTGACGGACGCGCCGCCGGCTGCCTATCTGCTCACGGTGCTTCTTATGGGCGGGACAGGTTTCCAAGCAAAGGTTGGCACTATCGCAGCCAGTGCGACTCTAGACGGGGCTGTAGACATCACAAGTCCTGCGTTCCAACCCGATGCGGTCATCATCTCGACTGCACGACTTGCGACCGATAGCTCAAGTACCTACCTATTCAGTGCTGGCGTCGCCGTTAATGATGGTGCAAATACACAGGGATCGATCGGTTGCTACAGCGAGCATAATGCATCTACGACAAACATACGTGCAGTCAGCTCGACGCTATACGCGGGGCAGGTACTGGACGGTGGCGGCTTGGATATGGCCTTGCAAATCGGCGGATGGGATGCCGCCGGATTCACAGCGACAAGTAAGGGCGTTCCCATTGCTTCCAATTGGCCTTTCCTAGCGATGAAATTTGGCGGTGCGGACTCTGCTGTTTTCGATATCGACACCCGGATAACCACTGGGGCGACAAGCCATGCACTGGGATTCCGCCCCCTGGCGGGCATGATCTTTGGCACCCGTGCACAGGCTTATGATGTGGAAGAGGCAGATGATGACGCTAGCCAGTGCATGCTGTCGCTCTATGCGGGGACGGGGCAATATTCTCATGCCAATACGATGCAAGATGGACTAACGGCAGCGGCGAAAACCACAAGCCGATCGAATGACGACGGCATTATGATGTTATCTGCGAATGGGACCTGTACGGCAGGGACTTGCCTACGTGGCTTCATTATCCTCGATCCGACTGCGCTAACTATCGATTACTACAATGTCTATAGTGATGCGGTGCGCAAATGGATTGGCTTTGCAATCCAAGATGCCGGCGTCGTGGCGGCACGTCGCAGAGGGACAGGGTTGCTGCAATGATTAAATACTTGCTCATACTCGCTCTAGTCCTGCCATCGCTGTCATACGCTGCGAACCGGTATGTGCATCCTAGTGGATCTGGTACAGCCTGCTCGGATGCAAGCCCGTGTAGCCTCAATACGGCACATGGGCAGTCCGTTGCTGGAGACACGATTTGGCTCAAGGATGGGACTTATAATCAATCGCTTAAGGTAACTCGTGGGGGGACATCCAATACGGCGCGAATTACCTACCGAGCCGTCAATAGACATGCGGCGATCGTGAGATTTCCAAATAGTGGGCCACACACCCATTTTCACGTTGATGCGTCTTGGGTAACGATCAAGGGGTTGGAGATTTGGGGCAGGGCGCCCAATGGGTCGCGTGCGTGGGATGGGTCCAAGAGCAGTGATGGTGGAAATCAGCACGGCAGGTTGCACGGCATTCTGTGGGAGGACAATTACGTCCATGACATTGGGCATCTACAGCACTGGGCAGGTAATAGCGATGGGCACCCAATAGAGCTGCGCTATAACACCTTTGACGATAGTGGTTATGATGACTCACAGGGCGAGGCCCTCTATTTGGGGTCGTGCTGTGATCATCCTATCGCTCCAGGAGTGATGGACATCCATCATAATATCTTTTCTAAATACCAGGCGAACGGGGTAGATTTCAAGGGTGAACAGCGTGATGTTTACCTCCATGATAATATGTGGATGGATCATAAGGTGTGGGAATGTTCATGCGGCGGTTCTAATTGCACGAACCCCTCTGGCGCCTGTCTAGACAATGATGTTGGTGACGCACATTTTGTTATTGGTGTCTCTGGCAATGACGGGAGTGATAGCTCAACGACAAATCGTCTTGTAGACAATATCATTGTGCGGCCAAAGAGTGGGACCATTTTTGGCTTCCATGATCCTGTACAGGTTAGAGCATGGGGAAATGTAATCTACGATCACGTCACCTCTCCCAAAGTGAGTAGCCCCAGGTTGAATACTGCCACTTTCGATGGAGGGAGTTTTACTTATTCTAACGTCCATTGCCCATCCGAGGGCATGCAAGGGGGTGCTTCTGGGACTGGCGGCAATCCGCCAAACCAGATTAATCAGCCGGCAGCGACGTGCACAAACCGCATGCGCGAAATCATGGGCGTGCCAGACATCGCAAGCTGCAACATTGGCGGCGTTAATAATAACACCGTGACCGTGGACATTAACACTGCTAAAAATGGCCCTGTGAGTTCGGTAAGGCCGCTAAACGTTACCTATGACGGGGCGAATCTGACGGGCGAAGTCACCACGCTTCCCAGTGGAAACCAAGCGCGTATCGCTGTGACAACCGCGCCTGCAACTGCGAATGTAGCCGTCCGTGTGGTGGCGGTGAAAGGGGACGTCAAGAACTCTGCATTTCTGGGCGGCATGACCTGCGGCAACGGTGATAACTATACCAATGCAAACTATACGCGTGGAGAGGGCTTCTGTGGCGAAAATGATGCAGAGACGGTTCTTTGTACGAATACGACAACAGGGGGAGGGCCTCCGCCTCTTACCGAGGCACTGACACAATCCGTTTATCGGTTCTACCAGGCCCACACGGCAGAGGGTACAGAGGATCTTGCGGATGAGAATACCAATATCGTTGGACGGCTTGGCAGCGAGTTCCGCTTACGAATTGGGGTCAGAGGAGGAGGCAATAATGCTCCGTCTAGGAGTTATTCACTAGCAGCCAGAGTCTGCAAGCCCACGTGTGGAGGGTGGTTCCATGTCAGCGACGATCCCAGTGTGGGGGTTGTCTTCATGAATGACCTCGAACTTGCCAATGGCATGCCCACGACCAACAGGCTCTCACTGGGAGGCAAAACCTTTTTGGCTGGTACTTTTGTTGATGTGGCGGCGCCTACCCCGGCAAAGGCCATTGCTAGCACACAGCAGATCGAATGGGAATTTGCGATGGAGATACCGTCTGAGAATGCAGCGGCAGTGGTGAACGATCGCATTGAGTTCCGCATGGAACACAACGATGGTACGGCGCTATCGAGTTACGTGCTTCCGGGCATCGTTATAGGGCCAGGGGGCGCCCTCACGTTTTTTGGTGGCACGATCATCAGCGGCACATTTAATAAATGAATAAATAAAAAGGTCCAAGGCATGCGCGTAATGGCGTATTCACTCTTCATCGTATTCTTTGTTCTACCACCCGCATCCTATGCGAAAGCACTCTACGTGCATCCAAGTGGGAGTGGTACCAAGTGTACATCTGCCACGCCTTGCGCGCTCAAGGAAGGGATAAAGCAGGCGGTAGGCGGTGACACGGTTTGGCTACAGGACGGGACGTATTCACAATCCTTCAAGACCGTCCGAGGCGGGGTATCGAATAGCAGCCCGATCACGTTTAAAGCGGTCAATAGACATGCTGCCATTGTTCGGTTTGGACCGTCCACGCACTCTCACTTTCATATTGATAATTCTTGGATTACGGTAAGTGGGCTCAATATCTTTGCGACGTCAAAGAGTCGGTCCCATGCCCACGATGCCGTCAAGATTAGCGACGGCAAAGATAGGCACCGGCCGATAAGAGGGGTCCTCTTCGAGGATAACTATGTTCACGATTCTGGCCACTTGCTCTTATGGTCCGGCAATACGGTTAGCCCAGGTGTAGAGGTTCGCAACAATACGTTTGAGAACAGTGGATTTGCCGATTCCCAGGGTGAAGCCAATTATTTGGGATCATGCTGTGGAAAACAGAATCCTGGCGTTTTTACTTCACACCATAATATCTATTCTAAATTTCAAGCCAATGCCGTCGACTTTAAAGGTGAAATGCGCGAGGGCTATATTCACAACAACTTCTTTATGGATCATAAAGAGTATTTGTGTAAATGCGGTAACGCCAACTGCAAGGCTGCTAACGGCGGGTGTCTCAATCATAATACGGGTGATGGGTTTTTCGTGGTTGGAACGGACAGCGGTGATGGGAGCGATTCTTCAACGAACAACCGTGTGATTGACAATGCAATTTGGCGCCCCCGTAGTAAGACCATCTTCGCCTTTGGTGATCCTGTACAGATTAGAGCGAGCGGCAACGTGGTGATGGATTGGGTTGCGTCATCAGGGACGAGCAGCCCGGCATTAAACGGTGGCAAGACCATGGAAGCTTTCAGTGTGACGCATTCCAACATCCATTGTCCATCTGAGGGAATGGGGCAAGGGACGCAGAATAACGGGAGCAAGCCGGCAAACAAGGTTAATCAGCCACAAGCGAAGTGTGAAGAGCGTGTCCGCGAGATCGTCGGTATTCCCAAAATGGTTGCCTGTAATATTGGTGATATTAACGACAAGACGGTAACCGTAGACATCGAAACGGCCAAGAATGGGCCTGTCAGTTCTGTCGGTTCGCTGGACATTGTATACGACGGAGTCGATCAGAGAAACGAGGTGACGACAAAGGTGGATGATAACGAGGCGCGTATTGCGGTGACCACTCCACCCGCTAATAAAGACGTGGTTGTGCGTGTCGTTGCCGTTGAGGGAGATATTAAGAATTCGGCATTCATTGGTGGCATGACCTGTGGCAATAGGGATCATTACGGGGACGCAAAATATACCCGTGGGCAAGGCTTTTGCGGTGAGAATGATTCGGCAAGCCTTGTCTGTACCAATACGATCCGTGGGGAATGAGTATGCCCATTGTAGAGGTAGCCATTCGAACATGTAGAGGCGAGAGTGGCCTCACTCAGCCGGGTGATATTATCGTCGCCCGTGAGCCGAGCATGGGCATTGGCAGGAAGGAAATGCAGAATTACCTATGGCTCTGGATCGAAGTTGACGATATTCAGGCCTTCTTGCTCACCGAGTCATCAGAGCAGGATAAGCGTGAGTACTGCATCCCACTCGATCTGCTCAAGCAGCGAGTTCCTGATTTAGACCTGGCACGTGCCACCAATCCATCCGAGCGATATCAGCCCTTTATCAAGTGTGGTAGCGACGGCCTGCGGACATCGGTGCCAGAAGCGAAGCAGATTGGCGATCTGGTGTACCGAAAGAGCAGGAAGGCGATGATCTATGCTAATTAGTTCTAGGCGTAAAGGCACCAATGAGGTTATCTCTACCTTCGGGGATACGGGGACGGGCAAGGATTATACATCGGTCAATACCTTCGAAACGGATACTGATAATGCCTTAGTCACCTTGACGACCAGCCCAGTGCTTGAGTGTTACACGGGTGCTGCCCCTTATGACGTTGCTGTCTCGTTCTCTGGAGCCACGAGTAACGCAACGTATTTTCGTACGGTTCGCCCGGCGCCAGGGCATAAGCACGATGGCACTGCCTCTACGGGTGTCCGGTTCGCCTGTACGGGCGTGGTTTCTGGGGCAAGTTTCCGCATCGATGAGGATTTCACACAGCTTCAGGATCTCGTCATACGAGGCACGTATAACAGCACTGGCACATGCATTGCGGTGCAGTTGGTTGGGGTAACGACGGTGGTGGGGCTCATTATTGACACGGCTACCAATTCGGGTGGTGGCAAAGGCATGGGGATTCAGACGACTTCGGACGGTGGCCCTTACTATGTCATTAACTGCTTGGCGTATGGCTGTAGGGATGAGGCCATCACTTTGGGCGCCAACGGGACCAGCTTTTGTTACAACTGCACAGGGGTCAATTCTAGCTACGGGATAAGGGTTCCCAGCGCTAACATTGCGACGGTAAAGAATTGCCTTTGCTCAGGGAACAGCGTTGAAGATTTTGAGGGCGGCAGTACGGTCACCGAAGACTCGACCCATGTCGTAACCAGTGATGCATCAACGCCGATGCCGGCTAACTCATTTACCAACAGAACCTTTACGTTCGTAAATGCGGGGGCGAATGACTTCCATCTTGCAGCGGGGGATAGCGGGGCCAGAGGCCAGGGGACTGATCTGAGTGGAGACTCTGCCTATGCGTTTAACGATGATCTCGACGGCACTGAGATCGGTACCTGGTCTATTGGCTCGGATTCGATACCTGTACCGACTGGTAACAAGTCTACGATTTATTATTACGCGAATACTGGCGTTAGTGTCTAAGCCACGGTAGGTAAGATATGCCTGATTATACGCGCCTTGCTGGGTCTCTAGACGTAAGTGTGGTGGTGTTTATCTTTGATCCCGCTACAGGGGTCCCAGATACGGGGGTACTCTTCAACACCGCGGGCTTAGACCTTAGATATCGTAGGGAAGGGGCTGCCGCTACGGCGCTTACAGAAGTCACATTGGCAGCGCTAACCACGGCACATACGGACGGCGGATTTCTGCATATCGGCAATGGGTATTACCGGCTCGATCTGCCAGATGCCGCGGTAGCGGCTGGAGCTCCTGGTGTGCTTGTCTATGGTGGCCTCACCTCACGTTCTATCGTCGGATGCTACATACATCTAGTCGCCTATAACCCACAGGACGCTGTACGCCTTGGTCTAACCGCGCTACCGAACGTCGCCAGTGGCTCAGCGGGAGCGATCCCCACGACAGGGGCAGGTGCTAATCAGATCAGCGTCACCTCTGGGCATGTGACGCTCCTCGATGGGTCTTTGACAGCAGGCAAGATTGCTACTGATGCGATCACCGCAGCCAAGATTGCTACTGATGCGATCACCGCGGCTAAGGTGGCTGCTGATGTTGGCGTAGAAATAGGCGGTGCGGTTTGGGATATTGATATTGACTCCGCGCACCAAACGGCCAATACCGCGGGCAAACGCCTTGATGACGCATCGACAACGGTTGCCACCAATCTGAACGCCACCGTTTCTAGCCGGTCAACCTTTAATCCTGCCGCCGACACGGTGAACCTCAGCACAACAACAGAGACACAGATTGATAACATCACGTCAGATACGGCTGAGATTCATGATACAGTCCTGGCCAATTTGAACGCTACCGTTTCGAGTCGCTCGACTTTCAACCCTGCCAGTCAAACAGTGAATCTCAGCACCACATCAGAGAGTCAGATTGATGCGATTGAGGCTCGCACCTTGGCAGCACTGCCTAATGCGGCTCCAGGTGCGACAGGTGGCCTCTTGCTCTATGACGACTTTTTTAGCGTGGTGGCAGAGGGCAATATTGTAACGGTAACGAATGCGGGTGACTTGAGGCTAGATACCGGATTCAATGCTAGTGACGGGTTCTATGCTGGGATGTTCCTAGTACCCCAATCCGGCAATGCTGCCAAGCAGCCCAGAGCCATCACCATCTATACGGGATCGACTAGGAGATGCCAGTTTATTGGCACGGGCTCTCAGATTAGCAGGCCATTTAGTGTGACGCCAACCCCTGGTGACCCCGTGAAGATCCTTGGATTATCTGGGACTATCTAATGGCTAGCGTGGTTGGATCGTTTGCCAAACCTACCGGCGGAAACGGTTCTACCTATGCCTTAACCGGCATTGGTGGCAGGCCCAAGGCCATTATCTTCTGGACCTGCGGTGAGACCACGGCGGGCGCCTACAGCAGTGCGAGCGATCTCAAAACCAGCGTCGGGTGGACGGACGGTACCACGCACCGCTGTATGGCTGGCTATTCCAGAGATAATATCTCTCCCTCAAATGCCTACCGCACCCATAGCACCTCAGCGCTCCTCGCCATTGGCACAGGTGGAACGCTAGAGTGGGAAATGACAGGTGTTGCCTTCGATAATAACGGGGCAACGCTGACCTTTGGCACCAATAACGCCGCGGCAGTGATCATCAATTATGAGGTGATTCTCGGGCAAAACCTGACCAATGTGAGTATTGGCTCTTTCGATCTGCCGACCACGACGGGTAATTTCACCTTTGCGACGGGTCTCTCCTATGTTCCCGCCTGTGTCCTGTTTTTGGCGCCTGGTATAACCGGTGGGAGTTTGCCGCTTACCGGAGCGCATGCCGCTCTGTGTATGGGGGCGGCCACAGGGTCGGCAGAACAGTTTGCAGTGGCGTCGACTCACAGAAACGGCTTCGCCAGCAGTTCGGCTTCGAGCGTCTTTATAAATAATGCGTGTTTTGCAAACCTATCGAGTTCTGGAACTGCTGTCATAGCGGCCAGTGCGGCCTTTGTGTCTTTTAATTCTCTGGGCAATGGCGTCACGATCAACGTCACCGTGACTCCTGGGGCAGCCGGTTTACCCATCAGTTATATTCTGTTTGGTGGTGGGTCGTGGGACGTCGGGGTGACGATCGGTTCCTCACCGGATAGCAGCAAGCCCGGTTTTCAGGCCGATGGCATGCTGATGGTGACGTCGTCTAGTTCTTCGTCAGGCACGATCATCGGGGACGGCAAATTCGGTTTTGCCGGTACGGACGGGACCAACATACGATCGATTTCGGTTGATGACGACACAGCTGCCAACCCGACCTCGATTGCCAATCAACAAAACAATAGCACGTTGATGCTGGTTCAAGGAACTACCCCTGGTACCACGGCAAACACGCTTACCTTTGTTTCATTTACCGCGACCGGGATCGACTTAACCAATTCAGGCACTGCCGCGACCAATTTTGGTTGGATTGTCCATAACACCGGCGCCATTCCAGTCGTGTCGATTCAAGGCACTGTTTCTGAGGGCGCCCGTGCGGCTGATAGCTGGTCGGCACTCCTGCGGACACGTTCGCCACAATCCGAGGGGTCCAAGGCGTCGGAGGCCTTTGCATCTAGGACCAAGAGAAAATCATCGATTGCCGAAGGATCGAAGGCCTCAGATGTTTTTGGCACTAGAACCAAGAGCAAATCGTCGGTCGCTGATCAGGCAAAGGCATCTGATACCTTCGTTGCTACCCGTGCGATAACGGGGGTAGTCACCGAAGGACTGAAGACATCAGACACCTTCGTTGTTATCCCAACGGTCGTAGGAAGAATCACTGACGAGGCGGACGCGAGCGAGTTCCTAACCTCACGACTGACGGGGCGCTCTGCCCGCTCTGATGGTGCAAGAGCCTCTGATGCATGGTCGGCTGATGCGGCCATTGGTGCTACCGAGAGCAACTTCTCGTGGTTTGGTCTGCCATTCTTCTTTTCGGTGACGGGCATTCCCGTATCGGCTATCACCACGGGGGCTATCACTGACGGTGCCCGTGCATCTGAGCTATTCGCCAGTATGCGGACGGCGGCATCGCTTCTTGTGGAAGCGGCCAGGGCAGGGGAAGCATGGGCAGTGTCATTACTCGCCCATGTCTCTATTTCCGAGTCCGTGGGCACCTCGGATTCCTTCCTATCTGTCCTGCAACATGCGGCGTCACTGTCGGAATCGGCTAGTGCGTCAGATGCGTTTGCCACGCTTCAGATGCTAATTGTTTCCTTGAGCGAGGGGGCAGCTGCTGGAGATATCCAGTTGGCGCTACTTCGGGCAGTGGGTGAGCTGACTGGTGGGGCTGTAGCAGGTGAGACCCTGGCCACCTTACTTAGGGCGCAGTCGGCACTTTCCGACACGGCAGGCGCATCTGACATTTGGATAGCACAACTTGCAGGTGCACTCGTCTCAGCACTTGGGGAAAGTGGGCTCACGTCTGATGCGACCTCGACCTTTTTACGGGCAGTCGCACTACAAACGGAATCTTCCCTAGCGTCCGATCTCTTCAGCTCACTGGCGACCCTGGGGGCTGCTCTCTCGCAAAGTTCACAGGCTACAGATACATGGGCGGCACAACTGGCAGGTGCACTTGCCTCAGCCATCCAAGAGGGAGCGGTCGCCTCTGATGCGGTAGACGCATTGCTGCTTGCGGCGGCAGCACTCCTAGAAGGAGCAGAGGCGGCAGATACATGGGTGGTAGAGCTGGCCAGTGCACTTGCCTCGGCAGTTTCCGAGGGGGCTCTCACGTCCGATGCCCTAGAGAACTTTTTACGCGCAGCTGCTACCCTCTCGGAAGGTACCCAAGCGGCAGATACTTGGATCGCACAACTTGCTGGTGCACTCATCAGCGCCATTAGTGAAGGGGCCCTGACGTCTGATGCGGTTGAGACCTTTTTGCAGGCGGTTGCTGCCATCTCGGAATCATCCTTAGTGTCTGATCTCTTCAGCTCACTGGCGACCATGTCCGCTGCCATCTCAGAATCATCCTTAGTGTCTGATCTCTTCAGCTCACTGGCGACCATGTCCGCTGCCATCTCGGAAGATACCCAAGCGTTAGATACCTGGGCTGCCCAGCTTGCCGGGGCACTCGTCAGTGCCATTAGCGACGGTACTCTGACGTCTGATGCGGTAGAGACCTTTCTGCGGGCGGTTGCTGCCATCTCGGAATCGTCCCTAGCGTCTGATCTCTTCAGCTCACTGGCAACCATGAGTGTAGCCGTCGCTGAAGGTACCCAAGCGGCAGACACTTGGACTTCACAACTTGCTGGTGCGCTCGTCAGTGCCATTAGCGAAGGGGCTCTGACGTCTGAGGCGGTAGCGACCCTTTTACGCGCATTTGCTGACCTTTCGGAATCGTCCCTAGCTGCTGATGTCTTCGGCTCACTGGCAACGATGGGGGCATCGCTTGCTGAAGATTCTACGGCCTCTGATGCCTGGGCAGTAGCACTTGCGGGAGCCATTGTCGGCGTTATTTTAGAAGGGGCTGAGGCGTCAGCGTCATTTGCGGCTCTCATGCTGGCTGCCTCTGCGATTACCGATGGCGCGACCGCATCTGACATCCTAGAGACGGTCCTTAGGACATCGGGAGTACTGGACGAAGCATCACTCTCTAGTGACGCATTGGACGCTTTCTTGAGATCAGTGGTTAGCCTGTCAGAATCTTCGCAAACCAGCGAGAATTTTGAGTCGGTGCTTAACGCTCTCTCTGCCATCAGCGAGGGGGCAAGGTCGAATGATGCCTGGGTCATCGAGATCGCGGGATCGTTCCTCAAAGAGATTATCGAGACAGCTCGGGCTTCTGATGTGGTCACGGCGTTTCAAAGGGCGGTGGCAACTATTGTCGAGAGTGAAGAGGCATCTGACCTTTTCGACGCATCTGTACAGATGTCGTTGTCCATCACAAATATGGCATTGATAAGCGATACGTTTGTAGTAAACTTAACATCTGACATCGTGGGAGCCATTAACGAAGGCAGTCGTACCGCCGATGCGTTCCTAACCCAACTTAGGGCAGTTTATAGTCTGCTTGAGTCGGTGGATGTCTCAGAACTCTTCCGGTCTCGGATGCTTTTTGGTTCTAGCCTCGCACAAACGATTCTCACCTCAGATCTATTCAGTCCGTCCGTTCGCACGGCGTATTCACTAGACGATACAGCTGTATCCAGTGATGCCCTATTGGATAGGGTCATTTTCAGGCCGGAGCTGTTAGAGAATGCGATTGCATTTGATTCGTGGCAGACCAGGCTTACTGCTCAAATTCAGTGGCTAGAGTCTGTCCTTTCTAGTGATGCGTTTACAGTTCCATTGCCGTTTGATGTGGGATTCCTCACGGCGTCTATACGGATATCGGCAGCAATTGCGGCGAAGGTTCGTCAAGGCGCCGCGGTGACGGCAAATGTGGAAATGGGTACGCCAGTTGCTGCGTCGGTGGATATCGACAGGCACTACAATAGTTGAGGTTAACATGAGAGTTAAGAGCAAAATCACGAGCAAGTTTGGAGCTGGTGTGCGTATGAATACGGGTCTCTACGCCCCGTCAAAACCTCGTGGGTTGTGGTCGATGAGTTGCAGGCGTGATGGTGAACTCATCTGGCATGAAGACTGGGAGAACATCATTACCACGGCTGGGCTCAATTATCTAATTGGCACGGCTCTGAGTGGCTCGGCACAGACAACCACATGGTACATTGGCCTGGTGAATGGGGCGACGCCGACCTTTGCGGCTGCCGATACGTCCGCATCACATGGCGGATGGACGGAGAACACGAGCTACGATGAAGCGAGCAGAGTCGCCTTTACTGATGGCGGTGAGAGTGGTGGGTCACTGAATAATTCGGCCGCCGTTGCTCAGTTTACGATTAATGCAACAGCAACCATCGGTGGTGCATTCTTAATCAGCAATAATACCAAAGGCGGTACTACTGGTATACTCTATGCTGAGGGTGATTTTGCTACTGATCGATCAGTTATCGACAACGACGTGTTGGAGGTGACTGCGACTTTCTCGGTAGCAGACGACGGTGTCTAATGGCATCACCAGAAGTTATCTACATCAATAGTGATAACATCGTTGAAGTACTTGGCGTAGAGAATGTGCCAACTAGTGAGTATCTAAATAATGCTGATGTGACACTGACCTTAGTTGACGCAGCATCGAAGGTAGAGATCATCGGGCAGACATGGCCGCTGACCCTCTCGTATGTGACCGGCTCTGATGGCGATTACCGGGGGACGATCAGGAATGAGGCGGTACTGAATCCTCATCAGCAGCTGATCGCCCAGGTTACAGTTGATGCGGGTGAAGGTCTCGTGCGGTACTGGGAAAAGCGCTGTATCGCTGAGATAGGAGACTAATCGGTGCCAATGTACCCGCCACTAGAGAGCACTTTTATTACCTCAAGGCTAGATACCGCCCTACAGCTTCGTTTGCCTGAGCATGTGAGGAGCGAGAGTGGCAAAGAATTTACCTGGGAGTACTCGGGGTACCCTCATCCCATTCTTGGTACCCAGATGCTTAAAATCAGGGGGAGGCTTGTTGGCGCTAATTATCTGGTCGACAAGGATTTCTCGATTAATGAGACGGTGCTAACTGATGATGAGCTGTTCGCGACCATTGACTTTGTTGTCTTGGATCTCCAGCGGCAGTTAGAACAGGCGGATTACTACGGCAGTATGGGGTTAATTGCCCCGCTTGTGAAGATCGAGCAGGAGGATACAATGTGATCGCCATTGAGGAGAGAGTAAACGGTGGCAGCACCCAAAAAGTTAACTGTTCAGAAAGTGTGCGAGGCGCTAGACGAGACGCGGGGTATGATTTACCTGGCAGCGCTTCGGCTCGGCTGCTCGCGTAAAACTGTGCACAACTATATAACCAAGTATCCAGAGATCAAAGAACGTCTCAATGAGCACAGAGGTAAGCTCGTCGATATGGCAGAGTACACACTTGTCGACAAAGTCAAAGAAGGCGATTGGAACGCCATTAAATATGTACTCGATAGGCTAGCTAAGGATCGAGGCTATGCCGATGCGATTGCGGTTGACCTCACCATGCGGGACGAGCGTAAAGAGGTGCATGACGAGTTAATGGAGGTGCTGCGACAGACAGGCAGCAGGCTAAGAGATCGCGGATACACAGGTAATGGAAGCCACGCAGTTACTGAAGGATCTTGATGACTTGTCCTGTGCTGAGGAGTTTTCTCTATACTCTCTGGAAGAGCAAGAGAGAATCGTCAAGGATTGGAGCACGAACAAACTAAAAGTACTCAAGCATGATTGGGCCTTCTGGGGGCGTCCTGATCAGCAACTCCCCGATCATGAGGACTGGGATATTCTGCTGTGCCTAGCTGGACGGGGGTCTGGCAAAACGAGATTATCTGCTGAGATAGTGCATCAGTGGGCTCAGAATAGGGACTGGCATATTTGCCTTGTCGGTGAGACAGCAGCTGAGGTTAGAGATGTGATGGTGGACGGGCCGAGCGGTCTGATTGCCACGGCAAAGCCATGGAACCCGGTTGAATACCAGCCCTCCAAGCGCCGACTCGTATGGCCAGAAACCAACACCTGGGCCACGACCTTTAGTGGCGACGCACCTGATCAGTTGCGGGGTCCGTCTTCAAACTGTGCTTGGATCGATGAACTCTCCAAGTTTCAGTATGTACAGGAGTGTTGGGACAACCTGCAAATGGTGCTTAGAGGAGGAGAGTCCCCCAAGTGCATCATCTCAACGACACCCCGAGCGATTCCGCTTATTAAGATGCTTGTCAAGCGCAGCCAGACCGATTCTAGGGTCATTGTGCGTAGGTGGTCTACCTACCGCAATATCGCCAATTTGGCGCCTGGATTCGTTGATAACATGCTTAGGCAGTACGAAGGGACACGGCTAGGCAGACAGGAGCTGCATGCAGAAATTTTAGAAGATACAGAAGGTGCCTTGTGGAATCTTGCGTTAATTGATAGACTCAGGGTCAACTACATGCCTCACATGTCGATAATCGCTGTCGGCGTGGACCCTCCTACAAGTACTGGCGGTGAATGCGGTATCGTCGTCATGGGTCTGAGCGGTGAAGAAATTTACTGTTTAGACGACATGAGTACGTCCGGGCTGCCGGAAGAATGGGGTAGGCAAGTAGTGACCGCTTATCACAAGTGGCAAGCTGATATGGTGGTGCCAGAAAAGAATCAAGGTGGCGACATGGTCCTGAGTACCATTCGCACCATTGATCCTACCGTACCCATGTCTCCCGTCTGGGCCAGCCGAGGCAAAAGAACCAGAGCAGAGCCGATTAGCACCTATACAGAGAAGGGCGCTGTACATCATATCGGCTCCTTTGCAGAGCTTGAGGATCAGTTAGTTACCTGGGTCCCAGATGACACCGAATCTCCAGATAGGCTTGATGCCTACGTTCACGCAGCTACACATCTCCTCGAATACACGCCTTACGGCCTAAAATCTAAAACTGCGAGAGCCTTCTAGTTATGGCAGAAGCCAATGGCACGCAGGAAGACCTTAATCAAATCGTCAGCGTCTATAATGAAAGACTGCGGCTCTACGAATCTGCCTTGTCTACTCGCGCACGCCTGGCTGCTCAGCATGGTCAAGCATTTGGCGGCAAACGTGACTACTATGAGACGCTTGGTTATGACAAAGTCCTTGATGCCGAGAAGTATCATTTGCGCTATGAGCGCCAGGACATTGCAAGCCGGATTGTGAATGCTTACCCGGATGAGACTTGGCGACTAGAGCCGACCGTCTTTGAAGACGAGACCGACAATGATACGCCATTCGAGCTCGCCTGGAAGGATTTAGTTAAGAGACTCCGTGTTTTTCATCATCTGCACCGGGCGGACATCCTAGCCTGTCTTGGGCGCTTCTCGGTACTGTTTCTGGGCTTTAATGACGTATCGAGCATACAGGGCCTGCAAAGTCCAGTCTCCAGGCGTGAAGGACGTACCGTTAACTTCCTCTCAGGATATAGCGAACGGCATGTTGCGGTAATCGAACTCGACAACAATATTTCGTCACCCAGGTTTGGGTTGCCGCTCTTCTACGAGATCGACTTTGACCGGGGCGGCACAGATGGCCAGGTTAGGCCGCAAATACAAAGTAGTATCGGCAGGCAAAAAGTCCACTGGGAACGACTGATTCACATTGCTGATGATGTACTCGAAGATGATGTGTACGGTATCCCGAAGCTGAGGCCGGTATACAACCTTCTAGATGACCTGATGAAAGTCATTGGTGGGGGCGGTGAGACGTTTTGGCGCAATGCCAGGAAGGATTTGCTAATCGAGGTTAATTCTGATGCGCATCTGACAGCCAGTGAGCGGGAAGCCATGAGCGATAGGGTAGAAGAGTATATGCATGACTATCAACGCTTCTTGGGACTAGAGGGAGCCACAGGCAAAGCATTGCCTGTTGAGGTTGCCAGCCCAGAAGCGCATTTCAAGTGTATCATGCAACTCATCTCAGGCACTACAGGTATTCCCTCACGGGTGCTACTTGGATCAGAGAGAGGCGAGCTTGCCAGTTCTCAGGACGCGGTTAATTGGGCTCAGCAAAATATGTCACGCCAGAGGTCCTATGCGGAGCCGACAGTACTACGATCCTTTATTGACCGCCTCATCGCTACCAGAGTGCTTCTTACACCCAGGGAAGGCGTAGAGGGGTACTCAGTTGAGTGGCAACCGCTACTTACGGAAGATGAGAGCGAGAAAGCCACCCGCATCATGCAGTTGACTAGTGCCATCAGCACCTATGCGGGTGGTGCCGCATCAGCGTTCGTGCCTGTTGCCGAGTACCGCGAGCAAATTCTTGGATGGGACGCTGAATCGCCCTACGAACCGGAAGAGGTCATGGACGCTCGCGAGTCTGCTGAGGATGACGAGGCAGAGGAAGAGGCTGAGAGCCCCCCAGCCAGCGACCCGTCTGAGCCTGATGATGATGAGGAAGAGGAGGAATAGCTGTGCCCGCGAAAACCCAACGCCAAAAGAGATTCATGATGGCGGAGCTTGGACGTGCGAAAAAAGGTAAGAAGACCAAGACGGGCATGTCTATGTCTAAGCTCAAGCATTTTAGCAAAGTCAAAAAGAAAAAGAAGAAGTAAATGAAATGCCGAGCCTTGACCCCACAAAGACAGCAGCACTTCGGCGCCGGTACACACAGGCGATGAATCGCAGGTTCCTGGAGCTAGCCAGAGATGTGCGAGCGTCGTTTGCTGTGGGTGCGCTTACGGTGAATGAGGCGGCGGGGCAAGGGGATTTTGATAGGCCGACGCTGACCCAAAGAGTCCAGGCGTTTCGTGCATGGTTGCAGGCACAGATCGGTAGCACGATCTTAGAGCTGGCAACACCGTTTCTGCAACGCATCCGTGGCCACTGGCAAGAGCGTTTTATACAGGCTGCCTATCTACGTGGGATCACATCAGTCGAATCTGAGTTACGGGCGGCCGGCGAGCTATCTGCGCCTGTGCCGAGTATCGAAGTTGCCCTTCGTTCAGGCATCCACAAGGAAACGCTAGATCT